TTGAAACTGTTCTAACTGGTCATTTTCATACTAAATCGAGTCAAGGCAATGTTCATTACCTTGGAGGTCAAATGGAATTCACTTGGTCTGATTGCGATGATCCAAAATACTTTCATGTATTAGATACCGCTGATAGATCAGTTACTCCAGTTCGTAATCCAATCACTATGTTCAAAAAAATAGTATATGATGATACTAATACTGATTATAGTAATGTAGATGTTAAGCAATATGAAAACATGTTTATTAAGCTAATCGTTGCGGCTAAAAACGATTTGTATATGTTTGATAAGTTTGTTGATAAACTTCAAAGCATCGAAACGCATGAGTTGAAAATTGCTGAAAGCTTTGAAGAATACCAAGGGGAAAGTGTTGAAGATAGTAAAGTATCTCTTGAGGATACAACTGAGCTATTAGATTCATATGTCGAAGCTGTAGAGACTGACCTTGATAAAGACCACATTAAGGTCGAATTGAGAAAACTATATACTGAAGCACAAAACTTGGAGGTGGTGTAATCATACATTTTAAATCAGTCTCTTGGAAGAACTTTCTTTCTACTGGCTCAGATACAATTAAGATACAACTTGATAGAACCCCATCAACTCTTATAGTAGGCTCAAATGGAGCTGGCAAATCTACTATGCTAGACGCTCTTTCATATGGATTGTTTGGTAAACCACATCGTGATATTAAGAAAGATCAATTGATTAATAGTATCAATAAGAAAGGCACTGTGGTTGAAGTTGAGTTTGATGTAGGTAATTCTGAGTTTAAGATCATTCGGGCTATTCGTCCAGGTAAGTTCGAAATCTGGCAAAACGGCAATCAAATAAATCAAGCTTCTAACGCCCGTGATTTTCAAAAGTACTTAGAGCAAAACATCCTTAAGTTAAATCATAAATCATTCCATCAGGTTGTAGTTCTAGGAAGTAGTTCTTTTATTCCCTTTATGCAATTACCTACATGGCAGCGTAGAGCAGTTATTGAAGACTTATTAGATATCAATATATTCTCTAAAATGAATATGCTTCTCAAAGAACGTAATTCTAAAATTAAAGAAGAACTTTCCGAGATCAACCATTCATTAGATTTATTTAAAACTAAAATTGAGTCACAGACCAAATACATTAGAAATCTACAAGCTGTTACTAAAGATATGGTTGATAGCAAAGAAGAATCCATAGTAGACTATAAGGTAGAAATTGAAGGTTTGTTTAAGCAATCCCAAGATCTTGGTCTTAATTTGTCTACATATCTTCAGCATGAAACTACTAAAAATGCAGAGTTAAAGAATAGAGAATCTCGTCTAAAATCGTACGACATAAATTTCAAATCAAAAATTAAAGATCTAGTTGAACAATCTAAGTTCTTTGATAATAATGAACATTGTCCTACATGTGATCAAGATATCGATGAAGATATTCGTAATGAAAAGATCAAAGGAATAAAAGCTTCTGCTGTTGAAATACAAAAAGGTATGGCAGATCTAAAAACAGAAATGGATCAAAACGATCAGGATTATGCTGATGGTTCTACTAGTATGAATTTTCTATTGGACAAGCAACGTGCAATCAATTCTAACAACGATAAAATCGGGCTTATTCAAAAAGAAATAGATAAGATTCAAAAGGAGATTAAATCTCTAGGAGATTCAGGCGGAGATATTAAAACCGCTAAAACTGAATTAGAAGACATGCGTGAGTCAAAGGATTCTATTACTGAAAAGAAACTAGAGTATGTAGAAGAAAGAACTTATAATGAAGTCATTGGAGAGATGCTTAAAGATACTGGTATCAAAACAAAAGTTATTAAGCAATATTTGCCAGTGATGAATAAACTTATTAATAGTTATCTTCAAACATTAGATTTTTTTGTAGCATTCCATCTTGACGAAGCATTTAATGAAACCATCAGATCAAGACATCGAGATGCATTTAACTACGCATCTTTCTCTGAAGGAGAAAAGCAAAGAATTGATTTATCTTTGTTGTTTACTTGGCGTCAAATTGCTAAGATGAAAAACTCAGCAGCAACTAATCTTTTGGTTTTAGATGAGACTTTTGATTCTAGCCTTGACGTAGACGGTGTTGAAAATCTAACTAAGATTCTAAGCACTTTGGAAGAAGGAACAAACGTCTTTATTATATCTCATAAAGGTGATATATTAGAGAACAAATTTAGATCTAAAATTGAATTCATTAAAGATAGAAACTTTAGCAAAATAAAATAGGAAGAGATTATGAAAATGATTGGTCGTAACGTTTTAGTTACAGAAGTACAAAAAGAAGAAACAACACTTGGTGGTATTATATTAACCACAGACATTTCTAGAGCATCTAAACCCGCTTTAGTTTTAGAAGTAGGTCCTGAGGCTACTCACCTGAATAAAGGTGAAAGAGTATTCCTTGATTGGACTAAAGCTATGGCAATTGATGTAGATGGCAATAGCGGAGCCATTATTGATATGGAACACATCAAAGCAGTCTTATAGCCCTTATTCTTTTTTGATCTAAGGTTATAACGAAACGGTCTAAATAAAGTACACTTATTTTCATAAATAGGTGTACTTTCGCGTGTAACTATGGTATAATATACATATATTGAAAGGAAGGATATATTATGTACGCAAACTCAAGTTTACCAAAATTACTCGCTAAAGAGAATATCGACATCCGTCATGGCAATTATAAGACGCCATGGTTTGATATCAAGAATCGTGTCCTAGGTTTACCTATGTGGAAAGATATGGGTAAAGACGTATACGATCTATTTGTTGGCCATGAAGTTGGTCACGCATTGGAGACTCCATTCGAGGGTTGGCATGATAGCCCAGAGAAACTAAAGGGTTGTCCTAGGTCTTATATCAATGTTATTGAAGATGCTAGGATCGAAAGAAAAATTCAAAGTAGATACCCCGGACTTGTTGGTCCATTCAGTAGAGGCTACAACACATTATTTAACGAAGGATTCTTTGGTGAAATTACATCAACGGATTTGGATACACTAATGCTTATCGATAAAATCAATCTACATGCTAAAGTAGGATCTCATATAGATGTCCCATTTAGTGATGAAGAATATGTCTTTATGGATAGAGCTAATAAGACACAAACCTTTCAAGAAGTTTTAGACTTAGTACGAGATGTTTTAGCTTTTACCGAAGCTCAAATGCCAGAAGAGGAAGAGGAAGAGGAAGATCAATCTGAAGATCAAGATGGCCAAGATGAAGATGATCAAGATTCTCAGTCAGATACTCCTCAATACGAAGAAGATGAAAACGGTGATATCCAAATGGATCTTCCTTCTGGATCAGAGGAAGGCGATACTGAAGAAGATGAAGAGGAAACCCAAGAAGAAGGTGGTGGAGTCTTATCAGAAAATCCTATTCATGAATCAATAACTGACACAAACTTTAGAGATGCTGAAAAAGAATTCCTAGAGGGTGAAGAAGGTGATTACGGTATTCAGCAAACATTAGTTTGTGAAGACATAAGCAAATCAATGTTTGATAAAATCATAATTCCATATGCCACTCTTGCTCTTGATAGAAAAGCTAGAATGGTTGAAGGCGGAATGGAAGATAGGTATCAACGAATCATAGAAGGTTATAACGCTTACGTTAAGACTACAAAGCGAAGTGTTGCTATTGCTATCAAAGAGTTTGAAATGAGAAAAGCTGCAACACAATGGGCTAAAGCTACTACAGCCAAAACTGGTGTCATTGATGTTAATAAGCTCTTTTCATACAAAACCAATGAAGATATCTTTAAACAAACAACTAGATTGCACGATGGTAAGAACCATGGTATGATTATGTTGATTGACTATTCTGGTTCAATGTATGATTCTCTACCTCACGTCATTGATCAGCTTATTCACTTAGTACTATTTTGCAAAGGTGTTAACATACCGTTTGATGTTTATGGATTTACTACAACAAACTCAAATGTTCGATGGGAAGATATGAGGGATGGTGACATGGATTTAGATAATCTGTCAATGCCACTATTAACTTCATCATCATTAAAGAAAGCCGATTTTGAAGATTCTCTTAAGCACTTATATATGAGAACCAAATCTAATAGATACGAGCAAACTTACATGATCTCCCAGGCTGAAGACTTTGGTTCTACTCCATTGAATCAAGCTTTGGTCGCAAGTCATCGTTTAATTAGAGAATTCAAAATTAAGAAGCAAATTGAAAAAATGAATTTAGTAGTTTTCAGTGATGGCGATGCTAACCAAGTTCAAATATATCAGGATAGTGCTCTAAGCGATAAAAAACTATTTACAGCTCCAAAGTACAAAGGTATCACTTTTGTGATTGATAAGAGAAAAGTACAGGTCGATAGGATGAGTGATACTACAGCACGTTTGCTTGAAAACATCTCTAAGCGATATGATACAAATACCATTGGTTTCTTTATGGCTGATGAGAATAGAGATTGGAACCAAAAGATCGGCTCAATAGCTTATAAGACTAATCAATCTTGGGATGAGCTAAAAAGAACTGTTAGAAAAGAGTATAACAAAAACAAATGTGTCATAATGAAAAATACTCTTGGTTACAATTCATTCTACTTGATCAAAGGCGGTAATGCGTTAAAGACTGAGGATGATGAGTTCAATGTAACTTCAAATCAAACCAAAAACCAGATGGCTACTGCTTTTAAGAAATTCTCTAAGAGTAAGAAGCAAAACAAAGTACTAATGACTTCCTTTGGTAGGGAAGTCGCTTAGTGACCAGTTATGAGAAACGGGTCACACTTTAGTGAAAATAAATGAAAATAATGATGTACAAACCTATGATACTATGGTATAATAGTCTTATAAACTGATAAGGAACTATATTATGAAAATCTCAACTCAAAACATTCTTACTGAACTGGCTACTAAATATCCAGATCAAATCCATTTTCGAAAGAATATAATCGAAAGTACAGCCAAAAGCATGGGTTATACTGGCAAAGACTTTGTACCGTTGTTAGATACTAGAGTTAAAATTGGTACATACAGCTTAGAAGCTCAACTTAAATCAATTTCACAAAGGGTTATTCCTACTATCGCTAAGCCTGAAAACATTGCTAAAATGCAATCAATTGTTAACGAAGAAAAAACCTTTGCTAAACTAGATCCAACGTTTGTACCTTGGGGTGCTTACTCGGATATCGTTAAAATGGTTAAGTCTGAAATGTTCTTTCCCATTTACATTAGTGGTCTATCAGGTAATGGTAAAACATTCATGGTAGAGCAAGCTTGTTCAAAACTAAATAGGGAGTTCATTCGTGTTCAAATCAATCCAGAAACAGATGAAGACGATCTCATCGGAGGCTTTAGACTTATTAATGGAGAAACAGTATTCTCTAAGGGACCAGTTCTCAAGGCAATGGAGAACGGCGCAATCTTATTGCTCGACGAAATTGATCGTGCTACAAATAAGATTATGTGTCTACAAGGTATACTTGAAGGTAAGCCTGTTCTCGTTAAGAAAACGGGTGAAACAATTTCTCCTAAAGCTGGCTTCAATGTTATAGCCACGGCTAATACAAAAGGCAAAGGCTCTGAGGATGGAAGGTTTACTGCTGCTTCGATTATTGATGAAGCTTTCTTAGAAAGATTTACTGTTGCTATTGATCAACAGTTCCCTTCTCCGTCAATCGAAACAAAGATCCTTAATAACCATATGACTAAATTTGGTGTAGAGGATACAGACTTCGTAGAGAAACTTATTACATGGGCTGACATTATTCGTAAGACGTTTTACGACGAAGGTGTTGATGAAGTTATTTCAACTCGTAGGTTATGTCACATTGCTCAAACCTTCTCAATTTTCAATAATAGAACGAAAGCAATAGATCTATGTATCGCAAGGTTTGATGAAGATACTAAATCTGCTTTCTTAGATCTATACAGCAAAGTTGATGATGGGGTAGTAACTATAGATGGTACAAATGAAACAACACAGGAAGCTTCATATGAGTAAAATTGAATACAAGTTTAGAGAAGATGAATTGATTGCTGAGTTTAGCGATTATATTAATCAAACTTATGGAGGTCACTATGGACAGGGTGGCCTTCAATCATCTGAAGTAATCATTGACCGTGGTCATGGCATTGGTTTCTTCTTAGGAAACGTAGACAAATACAATGGTCGCTATGGAAAGAAAGGTGAAACGCCTGACGACTATCGTAAAGATTTGATGAAAATCATTCACTACGGTTTTTTAGCATTGTTTGAACATGACCGCAAAAATAAATGAAAATAACAGTGTACACAGCTCAAAAAGTGTGTTATAATATATCTTATTATACAGGAACAGGAACTTTATGAAAATCTCAAATGCAACAATTAACATCTTAAAAAACTATGCAGGAATAAACTCGAATTTAGTGTTTAAACCTGGGAAGTCTTTGAAGACAATCGCCGAAGCAAAAACAATTATGGCTTCCGCTTCGATTATCGAAGACTTCCCAGTCGAATTCGGGGTCTATGATCTCAATGAATTCTTATCTTTATTTAGTCTTATGGATGAACCATCATTGGAGTTCAGTGAAAAGTATTTAACTATGACTGATGGCTCTCAAAAGATCAAGTACTTCTATTCAGAAATTGATATTCTTACTCAACCAACTAAAGATATTAACATGCCTGAATGTGAAGTTGTGTTGGATATCTCAGCTGAAAATATGGATAAGATCCGAAAAGCAGCTGCGGTTCTTGGTCATTCTGAACTAGCGTTTACTTGTACAGGCGAAGACGTTACTGCTTCAGTCTTTAACGAGAAAGATGCTACTGCGAATACCTTTGATATCAACCTAGGTATCGCAAATGATAACACGTTTAACTACGTCTTTAGTATCTCTAATTTGAGAATGCTACAAGGCAACTATACAGTTTCGATCTCCTCTAAGCTTATATCTAACTGGCGTCATGCTGATGATCCATTAGATTATTTTATTGCTTTAGAGAAATCGTCAAAGTTTGGTGTATAAATAATTATGCACAAAGAGAATTATACCTTGTTATGTTTATATAATAAGGATAATGTGGAGATTGCCGAATTGTCGGGATCTCTTAAATTAGTCTAAAACCCGGAGAAATATTATGACTGAAGAAGTAACTCAAGCTCAAGAAGAGCAAGTACAATTGTCCCTACAGGACATCGCAACATGTGTACAGGTAATCGATATCTGTTCAAAGCGCGGTGGATTTGAAGGCCAAGAAATGGAAGCCGTTGGTAGTCTTCGTAATCGGATCGTTAAGTTCCTTGAAGCAAACAAGCCAGCTGAAGGTGAAGCACCTGTAACAGGCGCTGTTCCAGAAGTAGAAGCTGAAGTAGAAGCTGAAGCTTAAATTGTATTAGCTTAACGCGAGGGTAGCTCCCTCGTATTCTTATTATTTAATTTTATTATGAAGGATTTATTATGGATCGTAACGAATGTTCACGTCTGATTGAAGCATTACTAAAAGGTACAGTTACTGTAACCTTTCAAAAAATTGACTCTGATGAAGTAAGAGTCATGCCTTGTACCCTCAACCCCACTGTTCTAGAAGCTAATAATCAAACTATTGTAGTTGATAAAATTGACTCTGAATCTCATCACTTGGCTGTATGGTCTCTTGATAAAGATGCATGGAGATCATTCCGTGTTAGTACAGTTCTTGGTTGGGAGGTACTTTAATGTCTGAGTTTCTTTGGGTTGAAAAATATCGTCCACAGACAATTCAAGACTGTGTTTTACCAATTTCAATTAAGAAAACTTTTGAAGATATTGTTAAAGGAGGTGACCTACACAATATGCTTCTTGCCGGCACGGCCGGTCTTGGTAAAACTACAGTTGCGAAAGCACTGTGTAACGAACTTGATCTAGATTATTTACTAATCAATGGATCCGAAGAGTCTGGGATTGACACGTTACGTACTAAGATAAAGCAATTCGCAAGTTCTGTTTCTCTTCAAGGTGGCTACAAAGTAGTCATCTTGGATGAGGCAGATTATCTTAATGCGCAATCTACTCAACCAGCATTACGTGGGTTTATCGAAGAATTCTCTGGCAATTGCCGGTTTATTATGACATGCAACTTTAAGAATCGTATTATAGAACCATTACATTCTCGTTGCACGACTATCGATTTTAATGTTTCAAAGAAAGACAGTGTTAAGCTATGTGGTCAATTCTTACAGCGTTGTACACATATCCTTGATAACGAACGTGTCACATATGACGAACGCGTAGTTGCTGAAGTCATTATGAAACACATGCCAGATTGGCGTAAAGTTCTAAATGAATTGCAGCGTTATGGCTCAAGTGGTACTATTGATACTGGTATTCTAGTGTCTTTATCTGAAGTTTCTTTGAATGATCTTATGATCTTCTTAAAAGAAAAGAACTTCAAATCTATGCGACAGTGGGTTTCAAATAATATTGATTCTGAACCTGCCGCAATATATCGAAAAATCTATGACAATATGACTTCCTATGTTGAACCATCAAGTTTACCACAACTCGTGCTTATTCTTGCTGATTATCAATATAAGAATTCTTTTGTTGCAGATCATGAGTTAAATACTGTAGCGTGTTTAACTGAAATCATGGCTGGGGTTTCATTCAAATGAACCCTTTTGATTACTTAAATGCAATTAACACAACCAAGAAAGATATTATGGTTGATGAACTTGCTGAAAAAAGCTACTCACCATTTATGGTAAACCGCGGGTTATCGTATTTCCCTGATACTATTTTATACGCTAACGAAATGAACAAAAACCATCACATTGATCATCGTCTTCAATTCGATTTTTTTATAAATATAATAAGGAAAAAGAAAAGATTCTCTAAATGGGCTAAGCCCGCTGAAATAGAAAATCTAGATGTCATCAAAGAATATTATGGTTATAGTAATGAAAAAGCTAAATCTGTATTATCGCTATTTTCTGATGGTCAAATTGAAACGTTAAAATTGAGGATGTATAAAGGTGGAAAACGAAAATAACAATATAATAGTGACATGGACGCCAGCTTCAATGTTGGAAATAACACTAAATGAACCTGATGATTTTCTAAAGATTAGAGAAACATTAACGCGTATTGGCGTAGCATCTAGGAAAGATTCTAAGCTATATCAATCGTGTCATATTCTGCATAAACAAGGTCGATATTTTATAGTTCACTTTAAAGAACTATTCTTATTGGATGGAAAACCATCTAATTTGCTATTGAATGACGTTCAGCGCAGAAATACAATCGCTACTTTACTTTCTGATTGGGGTCTCATTACTTTTGTTACCGCATCCCAAGCAGAAGATATTGCGCCATTGCGACAAATTAAAGTCATTCCATATAAAGAAAAATCGGAATGGCAGTTGTGCCCTAAGTACAACATAGGTAACAGCAACAAAGATTATGATAAGAAAGCTATATAAGAAATTTAACAAATTAATGAAGTGTGGTCGAATTCACAGAATTTTGAATAAGATCACATAATTAATAAACAGGAAAAAAACCTGTATAAATAATAATGGATTGCCCATTAGGGGATCTAAATATTAACCTTGCTAATATCCTTAGGAGGAATTAAAAATGGTAAGAAATACTATGAACGTGCCGCGTTCTTTATTCATTGGGTTTGAACCCATACTAAATGAACTTGAGAGAATCCACTCAGCTGGAAGGTCACAAGATAACTATCCACCCCACAATGTTGTAAAAATCGATAATGAAAATTTCATTATTGAACTGGCTGTGGCTGGTTTCGCTGAAGAAGATATCTTCATTGAAGTCAAGGATGGAATTCTTTTAGTTAAAGGTGACAGCTCTAATGATGAAAGAGAGTATGCATATAAAGGTATATCGTCCCGCAAATTTGAGAAGAGCTTCCGACTCTCAGAATTTGTCGTAATCGACGGGGCCTCAATGGTGAACGGAATACTTGTGGTGAATGCCAGGGTTGAAGTTCCAGAAGAGAGGAGACCTAGGAAGATCGAAATCGGATCTACTGGGACATCAAAGAAGAAGTCATTCATTCAAGAATGACGGTGAGCAGCGAAAACTCAGTGGATTTTAAACCATCTACTGGAGTTAAATAATGGGCTATATAAGAAAGCACAAAAACGAACTCAGATCTGGCTTCGAAGCATGTATTATTGTTGGAGCAACCGTCGCGTTGGCCCCGATGATGATTATGTTTCAGGTCGGTATTCTGTAAGCAACAAACTGAATGGGAGGAGATCTCCTCCCCATTCTTTTAAAATAGTCCTTTACATTACATTGAAAGTATGATATAATATACTATTATTCGGCATGGATACATTATGAAATTCTATACATCTATATCTCGTTACGGTAACCAGCTTCTATTTCGTGGTTATGACAACGGCAAAAAAATACAACAAAAAATTAAATATGAACCTACCTTCTTTGTTAATACAACAAAGCCTTCTGGTTGGTCAGCACTCGATGGGACAAAGGTTGCTCCCGTAAAATTCGAATCAATGCGCGATGCTAAAGAATGGTTACAGGTTAATCAGCAAACAGCAGGTCGGCATATCTATGGTAACAATAAGCATATTCCAGCCTACATCAACGAAGCATTCCCTGGTGATATCAAATTTGATCGTAACTTAATCAATGTAACTTCAATTGATATTGAGGTTCAATCTGATTCTGGATTCCCTGAGCCTGAAGAAGCTGCTCACGAAATCACAGCAATCGGTATGAAAAATAACATTGATAACACATATTACGTGTGGGGTCTAAAACCTTACGATGTAGAAAAAACATACATGAAAGATTGTCGTGTAGTCTATAAGGAATGCGCTACTGAATCTCAATTGTTACTCGAGTATATTGCTCATTGGTCTAGTCCATCGCAATGCCCTGATGTAATCACAGGGTGGAATTCAAGGTTCTTCGATATACCATATATCGTCAATCGTATTCTAAGAATCCATGGCGAAGAATTCGCTAAACGATTATCACCTTGGGGATTAGTTGATCGTAGAGATATCACAACTATGCAGCGTAAACAATGCGCTTATGAAATCCAAGGTATTGCTCAAATGGATTACCTTGAACTATTCAAAAAGTTT